TGCGGGCCTTCCTGGCTCTGCCGGCTGACGAGAAGATCTCCCGTTCCCAGGTGACCCGCAAGGTGAACGAGTATGTGGAGCAGAAGGGCCTGAAGGCGGGTCAGAACATCACCATGGACGCGACTCTGCAGACCCTGCTGCACCCGCCGGAGGGCACGCAGGTGACCTTCCTGAACATCCAGAAGTACATCAACCCGCACTACATCAAGGACCCTGCGACGGAGAAGAAGCCCAAGGCGGTCGTCGACCCAAACGCGCCACCCAAGGAGAAGAAGGTCCGCCCGAAGGTGGCCAAGCCCGCCGCGGCCTAAATTTAATGTCCGACAGTAATATCATAAAATGGGCCGCAGCGGAGGCAACGGTGGAATCGGTGGATCGGGCGTGTTTGGTCTCGTAGGCACGACCGTGCAGTGCAAGGCTGAAGACCGTTCTGCGTATTGTACAGGGGCTAAAATAATAAACATCATCATCTGGCTCGTTATTCTTTATGGGCTGTTCCTGCTCGCGCGCGACTACCTGAAGAAGTGAGCAGCAGTTAAAAACCTAGGGGCCAAGTAACACAAAGAAAATGTCCGAAACTCCACCCGAACTTTCAGTTGACCACCTGAATGCTCTGGTAGGGACGAAAATTAAGGACTTAAATTTGTACAAGAGGGCATTCACGCACAAGTCGGCCCTGAAGCGATATTCAGGTCTGACTGGTTCGTACGAGACGCTTGAATTCATGGGGGACTCGGTCCTCGGATTTATCATCACAAAACACCTCTTTGACCTGCATGAGAAGGAGCAGGAGGGATTCCTGACCAAGGCTCGCACGAAGATGGTCAGAGGTAAGACTTTGTGTGAGATTTCACAGGCGCTCGGTCTCGACAAGTTGATCCTGATGGATGAAAAGGGTGAACGGAACGGATGGAACACCAACGAGCATATCATGGAGGATGTGTTCGAGGCGGTCGTCGGGGCCATCTATCTGGACCTGGGTATGGTCCACGCCAAGAAGTTCGTGCTCGAATCTTTCACCAAAGTTCAGACGTCACTCGTCGACGACAATTACAAAGACCAATTGATGCGCTGGTGTCAGGCTCTCAAGTACCCTCTGCCCGACTATCAGGTGGTGGGTCAGACGAATGGTCAGTTTTTCATCAGCGTCTATGTCGACGGTATGAATTGTGGTTCTGGATTCGCCAGCACCAAAAAGCAGGCTGAACAGAACGCTGCTCAGATAGTGCTTAAAACAGATGCTCGATTTAAGAATAAGGATGGACCCCCAAAACGAGACCCCTCTAGTCGCCCGAGCACGTGAGCTTCTCGCGGCTGAATATGCCGAACAAAGGTCTCAAGAATGGTTAGACTTGCGCGACCAGATGATCACTGCAAGTGACGTGGCGAGCGCCATCGGTGAGAACCACTACGAGACGCCAGATGCGTTCATCAAAAAGAAGGTTCTCAAGACAAAGTGGGCCGGGAACGCGGCGACGGCCCATGGGACTCTGCTCGAGCCGCTCGTCCGTGACTTGTACGACGCCAGGACAGGACGCAAGTCCCATGAGATTGGGCTGGTTCAGCACCGTCAGTATCCATGGCTCGGCGCATCACCCGACGGCGTTACGGAGGACGGGCTCCTGATCGAGATCAAGTGCCCCCTGACGCGCAAGATTGAATCAAAGGTGCCCAAGCACTACTGGCCACAAGTCCAACTTCAATTGGAAATTACAGACCTCGAGGAGTGCGACTTTGTGCAGTACCGGCCGGCGAAGACCGAAGGCGCCGAGCCCGAGTTTGTGGTCGTTAGAATCAAGCGTGACCGCGAGTGGTTCGCTAAACACCTGCCCGCGATGAAGGCGGCCTGGGACCGCATCTGCAATGGGCGAAAAAATGGGTTATGTGACCTCCAGGACGACTCGTCTGAACACGTCCCATTTAAGAAGCAAATTGTGTGTCTCCTACAAGAGGACAATGGAGTGGAAGTGCCTCCACCGACCCAAGATGTTCAAGTGTCGTGAGTGTCAAGGGGCCTTTTGCTCGAGATGCATTCAACTTGAGGTGCATTTCTGCCCCAAATTGGATGAACGGTCGAAAAATGAAAAGGAAAACTTGGCGAAAAAACTCGTCAAGGTTGTAGCGCCAAAGGTGGCTACAATTTAGTTCTTGAATTTCTTGAACAAAAAGTAAGCCAGAATTGCGAGCACCACATAAAAGATGAGGTTGTCACCCCGGGCCCCTTTGGCCGCAATCCAGCGCCCAAGAGAGTCCCCAGAACCGCTACCCATCCACGACCAGGGCATGTCCGGTCGGTACCACGTGCACGTGCCGTCAGCGTACTCGAACTTGCGCGTCGGGAACATGCGATAGGGCGCGGGGTTCACGCTAGCCGTTTTGAGGTACATGGCGCCTGAGTTATTGAACTCCGGGTTCTGGCTTTCTTCAACCTGAGACTGCATCTCCATGGGCACCTCATCAATCTGAGTATAGTACGAGCCGTCGATAAAGGTATCCTTACGGAACCCATCCGTGGTGACGCCAAAGGTTCCCGACCACGTGTATGGGTCGAACCCATCGATCTGGAGACGGTCGTCGATCATCCAAGCGGTCGCCATCTTCTTAACATTCAATTATATTTTTAAATTTAGCAAGCTGCATATACTTTGGTCTGTACTTTCTGACGGTGGACCTCCCACATTTCGTCCAAGTCCACGTTCAGCATATGGGCCAACTGGAACATGTAGCTGAACACGTCACCCATCTCCATCATCACGTCCGTGCCGCGGTCCTTTTTGAGGCCCGTCTTCTTGTAAATGCGCTGCTTCTGACGAATAGACGAGGCCAACTCGCCCATCTCTTCGTTCAGTAACATCCAGACTATACTTACTGGTGCTTTGTCCCATCCCTTGTGTCGGCACATGGCCGCCGTCTCATCACGGTATTTATTCATTACGTATCAAAGGCCCGAGCCCCTTAAGCTCGGTTCAAGCGTGTGATCCAGCTGCGATTCTTGACTATGAGCACGAGCGCCCCGATCAAAAGTCCGAGCTCGGCTCCGAGCTTCCAGTTCTCGACGACGGTTTTGTCCGCCGTCTTGGTCTCGGCCCATGGCTCTATAATTCCGTTACTAAATAGGCGGATAGCGCGGTCGAGCGCAAAGAAAATCAGAAAACCCAACACGATATCGTCGAGTGCCCGCACCATTAGTTGATACCGAACTTGAAATTACTCGGGATTTTATTCCCGTACGTGCTCGTGCTGACTGGGGTCTCGAGCGGGACCGGGTTGCGGGAAATGTCGCGCAGGTACACAATCTGTTGGAGAATACCCGTCGATATGGTGTCCGACGCCTCCTTGACGACACGGCCGTTCATCTTGGCCACCTGGCTGCGAACGTCAGAATACGGGTCACCCGACAGGTTGGTCCAGACCCGACGCATAAGCGCCTGGAGATCCGGGTCGCTCTGGCGCTCGATCTGGTATCCGGTCTTATCCTTCATGGCCTGAATAACCGCCTCGTGCAGGTATTCCCGATTGAAATCCGAAAAGTAAGCATCGGCCAGGGGTGTGGGCAGCGACCGACGCGTCGGAAGGCGGTCCATTGAGATAGACTAGGATAAAAAAAAGGGGCGTCTGTCGTACAGTGAGAATGAAGGTCATCAAGCGCTCAGGAGATGAGGTCGAGATGCTCTTTGACAAAGTGACCAAGCGAATTTCAAAACTAAATCAGGCTCCGGAGTTTGAGACTCTGAATGTCCAACCGGACAAGGTGGCCCAGAAGGTTTTCCAGAGCATGTACGACGGGATTTCTACTTCCGAAATTGATAATCTCACTGCCGAGGTGGCCGTAGCCATGATCACAGAAGACCCCGACTACGAAACCTTGGCCATGCGCGTGACCGTCTCGAACCTCCAGAAAGCCTGCCCCAAAACCTTCTCGGACGCCATGGTCGCTCTACACGTCAAGGGCATCGTCAGCGACCACTTCATGAAGTGCGTGGCGCTCGAGCTGGATGGCGTCATCCAGCCGAAGCGCGACTACCTCTTTGGGTATTTCGGAATCAAGACGCTCCAGAAGGGTTACCTGAACGTGGGTGAGACGCCTCAGTATCTCTTCATGCGCGTGGCGGTCGGCATTCATGGGGACGACCTTCCGCGCGTCAAGGAGACGTACGACCTGATGTCGCAGAAGTTCTTCACGCACGCCACTCCGACTCTGTTCAATGCCGGTACGAACAACCCCCAGATGTCGAGCTGCTTCCTGGTGGCCATGAAGGACGACTCGATCGAGGGCATCTACGAGACTCTCAAGGAGTGCGCCCACATCTCCAAGTGGTCTGGGGGTATCGGCATCCACTGTTCGAACATCCGTGCGAGTGGGTCCCGAATCAACGGTACGAACGGGGTCGCCGACGGCATCGTGCCCATGCTTCGCGTCTTCAACAACACGGCCCGGTACGTGAACCAGGGTGGCGGGAAGCGCAAGGGGTCCTTCGCCATTTACCTCGAACCGTGGCACGCTGACGTCATAGAGTTCCTGGAGTTGCGCCTGAACCAGGGTGATGAGGAGATGCGCTGCCGCGACCTGTTCACGGCCATGTGGATACCCGACCTTTTCATGGAGAAGGTTGAGAAGGACGAGGACTGGCACCTGATGTGCCCGCACGAGTGCCCAGGCCTGCCCGACGTGTACGGTGAGAAGTTCAACGAGCTGTACCGTATGTATGTCGCGCAGGGGCGGTTCAAGCGCAAGGTCCGTGCGCGCGACGTCTGGGACGCGGTCCTCAAGAGCCAGGTGGAGACCGGCACGCCGTACATGTGCTACAAGGACTCCGTGAACGAGAAGAGCAACCAGAAGAATATCGGGACAATCAAGTCGAGCAACCTGTGCACGGAGATCATGGAGGTTTCAGGGCCGGACGAGACGGCCGTGTGCAACCTGGCGTCTCTGTGTCTGCCGACGTTCGTACGCATCAACGACACGATTCCCACGTTCGACTTTGCCAAGCTCCACGAGGTTACACAGGTTGTGACTCGTAACCTGAACCGGGTCATCGACCGGAACTTCTACCCGACCGAGGCGGCTCGGAAGAGCAACATGCGCCATCGGCCGATCGCCATCGGCGTGCAGGGTCTGGCGGACGTCTTCATGATGATGGGCTACTCATTCGACGAGCCCGCATCTCGTGAATTGAATACGCACATCTTCCGGACCATCTATTTTGCGGCACTCCAAGAGTCGTGTGAGTTGGCGATGAGCGAGGGGACGTACGAGACGTTCCGTGACTCACCGGCCGACAAGGGTCAGCTCCAGTTTGACCTATGGGGCAAGACTGACCATATTTTCGGCAAGTTGAAGGGAGACATAGCCACGTGGGGGCTGCGCAACTCCCTCCTGGTCGCACCGATGCCGACCGCGTCGACCGCGCAGATCATGGGCAACAACGAGGCGTTCGAGCCTTACACGACCAACATCTACCTGCGGCGTACACTGGCAGGTGAGTTCGTCATGATCAACAAGCACCTGGTCAAGGATCTGCAGAAGCTCGGAATGTGGACTCCCCAAATCAAGAATGAAATTGTGCGTCAGGGTGGGTCGGTCCAGCAGCTCGCCGGGGTTACAGAGAACCTCAAGGCCATCTACCGGACCGTATGGGAGATTCCGCAGAAGAGCATCATCGAGATGAGCGCTGACCGGGGTGCGTACATCGATCAGTCGCAGTCGCTGAACATCTTCATGGAGAACCCGTCGATGGCTAAGCTGTCCAGCATGCATTTGTTTGGTTGGAAGAATGGACTCAAAACGGGAATGTATTACTTGCGGACCCGCGCCAAGGCCCGTGCGCAGCAGGTGACGGTTCCGGTCGCGCCCACCGCGGAACAGATCCTCGCGTGTTCGCTCGCCAACCCTGAGAGTTGTGAGATGTGCTCTGGCTGAGCCTGAACACAGTGTGCGCTCTGGTTAATTTCCAAACTAAATTCAAGATGGTCAAAAACTGTTGCCGGTCCGGGCCCAAAAACAAAAAGTGCGTCAGACGCTCGAACCGGAAGGTGTTCAATTTGCCGAGGAAATTCTCAAAGCTCCGGTGCCTCCTAGGACCCATCAAGGGGTTCACGATGCGTTCAAGTTGTGCGCCTTATAAAAACTGTAAAAGATAGTAAATTATGGACAGGAACTTGTGGTCCAATTTACCAACAGAATTGATCCGAAAAATAATTGAATGGTCCGAACCAACCATCGATGTTCAATTATGTTTCAAAATTAAGCCAAATAAAATTAATGAAGCAAAAGCTTGGCGACTTTGGTACCTTCTCAAGTCCCATGACGGATTAATTTACAATTTAGAAACGAAATCACTCCACAATTTTCATATACCAGGTTTCCATGTAATCAGGAGACCTATAGAATTGAACTATCACACAGCGGGTCTATGGGTCTTTAATGACACGGAAGATGAACACATGACTGAGATAATTTCACCGAGTGGTACTTTCAGATCATTTGTGACGCGTGATCACTGGACCACAGAATTACGGGTCCTGCTCAGGGGGTCTGGACTGGCGCGGGTCCTTAACGTTTCGGGCTCGACTTTTTAGGAAATGGAACAAACCCTTGAATATTCTCCACCTTGAACCGGCCACGAGTGTACGGCTGACTCACAAAGTAAATGCCCGGTGCCGTGTTTTTCCACATGCTCACACTAGGGCTCTTTTTCTTTGGAGGGGACGACGCGTTGCGGACCGTGAACCGGCCCCGTTTCGCA